TGTAGTGGGCAACCGTGGCCGATTTCTACGCATAGACCGGGGCCGTCTCTACACCAGCGTTCTGGTTGCTCGCTATGATCTCGATCTCCGCCGTCGGCACCCCGCCCTCGGCGCACTCGTTCGGGATGAACGAGTTCAACCAACCGTAGAATGTCAGCGTGTGTGTATCCGGGAACGTTACAACGATGGAACCGTTCACGTTCACGAGGTCGATGATCTCGTCGTAGCACGCCGGGTCGTAGGCCACGGTCGCCGAAGCGTTTGCTAGCGTCATCAGCGCCTTGGCCGCAAACGTCCGCCACTTGGTGTTCGCCATCAACGTGATGTCAATCGGACCGCCACCGTCCACACCAGGGGGCGTAACCACTTTCTCATAGAAGAGCGTGCCACCAACGTTGATTGTAGTCGCATAACCGTCATCCATTCGTGCCATTTCGTTGCTCCTTCTCCAAGTAGTATCCTACCTTCCATTGCGTCTGGAGGTAGCCACGCCTTTACACTGGCGGTGCTGTGTAGCCAATAGCCGCGTTGTCGATGCCCTCTTCCGTGCCGCCCGCATTGATATTGGTGCAGACGACGTCAATCTCCGCCGTCGGCTGTTCACCCTCAGCACACACGTTCGGCGTGAACTTGTCCAGGTAGCCATTGAATGCGAGGGTGCTGGCGTCCGGGAACGTGATGGTAATCACCGTGTTGACGTTCACCAGAGCGATGATCTCGTCGTAGCACGCCGGGTCGTAGGCCACAGTGATCCCAGCATTTGTGAGCGTCAGCAAGCTCTTCGGGGAAAACGTTCTCCATGCCGTGTTGTCCATCTGCGTGGTCTCGATAGCACCACCCCCTTCCACACCAGGAGGCGTGACCGTTTTTTCGTAGAACAAAACGGTGGGGTCAGCAGCAAAGCTGATCAGGGTCTGGTAGCCGTCATCCAATCGGGCCATAACACTTCTCCTTTACGTATTCTGCACGTATGTGATGGTTCCGTTCAAGGTGAATAGATTCCGCCTTTGTCCATCAGGCTCCTGTCCGAGGGCCAGTATAGTGCCTGTCTGTTTCACCGCTTGTATTGTATACGAATCCCCGTCGATTGCAACCCTTTCCCGTAGCAGACTGTCCAGGTGAGACGCCACTAACTTCATCCGGGCATAGGCCGTAGTGTGGTCTGCACCGCGCACCATGACCTGAAAACCTGGCTTTCCGACGCTTTCACCCGTACCCTGCATCCTGCCCTCTCGTATACCGGCCGTGTCATACACACAGACCGCGTCGTCAGGCTCGCTCGGAATGTGACCGACGAAAATAGGCCAGGCCCCGGTCGAGTTCTTCGAACGCAGCACTCCGACACCACCGGCCACGAGGCTGGCACGGAGTATTTCGGCCGGTGTGTTGTCGTGGCTCATTCTGCCCCTCCCGCGATGGCTTTGATACGGTCTCGCTTCTCACGGAGTGGTTTTTCTAGGAACTTGGCACACCTGCCGGGCTTGTGCCGGGCTTCAAGGTTCTCGTGAACGTACAGAGCATAATCCGTTCCGTAGCTCACGACAACCTCTACATCAAACCCGGTTCCCTCCGGTCTGGTGTTTGCCGAAGCGCGGAGTATGTTCTTGTCAATAGGAACGATCTTCTGGCTCTCGCGCTGGAGGAAAAGACCAGCCCGATACAGATTCCTACGGAAGGCCTTCTCAGCCCCCCGTTTGTGGGCCTGCAACGCCCGCTGAATCTCTTTCACACCTTGCACGCTCATAGGTATGCAGTCCTCAAAAACTCGGTAGCCTTGAGGTTCGGCAGTTTGTCAACCCGCCGCACTTCGAAGGCCCCCTCATTATTCCTCGGGTCGGCCTCGTCCGTCAGGTCGGCACGGTCACCCAGCCACAGGAAACCACCTACCACGACCTCGCTGCCATCCAAGAGCACCGGCACAAACACCACCGCGTTCGAAATCTGGGTGGTGCCCTGGGCGTCGAGGAATTGCTCGGCCTTGTCCTCCCATCGAACACGGCTGTTCACATCATCTGCCAAGGTCAGTTCCACGAGAGAACCGTAGCCCGGCCGTCCGAAGTCATCCGGCACCGCAGGCGGCCAGTAAACAGCGTTCTGTTTCCGCATCCTCGAGATGATGCCCACAACATGTTCCTTATGAACCGGGCTTCAGCACAGCGATAGTTACACTCGTTACGGCGTCGTAGGTAAGCTGTGCCTTACCATCGGAGTCATTGTAGGTGCCAGTTGGGAACGGTCCTATCATGCGGTCTTCGCCCGCTGGGACCGCGAGGTCGCGGTCGGCCACTGCCAGGCCATCCACAGTGGCCACCGTTTCGATGGTGACCGTGTGCGAACTTCCGTCGTCGTTCTTGACGTGGATGAATTCACTTCCGGTGTTTGCGAACTCGTCGCCCCCGGAAGCCGCCACACTATATACAGCCTTGAGCCCTGATCGGCTGATTGTCTGTGCCGTCAATGTGGCCATGGCATTACTCCTTAGTACACATCCTGTTCCGGAATGTCATCCGGGTGCGTTCCCATCCATGCCCCGGATACCACCGGCGCACCCTTCTTGGTCTGTTGGTTCAACTTGGCTAGGCCGCCGTTTGTGTCAAGACGCATTGCAATCTGGCCGTAATGCGAGGTATCGAATCCGAGGTCAACCTTGGATTGTGCGGTACCGCTTACAGACCCAGCACGTTCACTGACCATACGGGGGTCTCGAACGGTATAGAAGTGGGCTGCTAGCCAACGCTCGATTAGCTCGAGCCGGTCATCGTTATACTCGTCATCCGGTCCAGCGTCCCCGGTGCAGCACTCGGTCACAAGCTCGTTCGCGACCGTGATGTAAGGGAGCATCGCAGCATCGTCTGGAACTATCTCGGGATCGAGCTCAATGATGCCCTCGATGTTGTCCTTTGTAGTCCGCATATCTGGGCATCTCCACTACTCACCTTCGTCGGCAAGGAGCTCCTCGATGAAACAATCGACGGCCTTCCTCTTGAGGGGCTTCTCGTTCGCGGGCTCTTTCCCGCCATCGTCGTAGACGTACCAACCGCGCTTGTCTTTCAACACACGCATGTCGGCTTCCTGGGCAGAGGGGAACTCTCCCGTTACGTCTGTGGTTCCCTCGGGCAGAACATCGGTGGCCCCGGTCTCCGCCGCTTTCTGCACGGCGGTCTTCTTCTCTTCGGGGGTATCGACGCTCTGAACTACGGGGGCCGGGGCTGGGGCCGGTTCCTCGATTACGCGCTCAAACTTACCGCGAAACTTCTTGCAAAGGTCCGGGTCATCCGACTGAAACACGCCGCCCTTCGGAACAGTCGTCCCGTCCAGCAACGTGTGTAAGCCGCCCATGTTCTTGTATGTTAGCATGACGATGGTCTCCTGTGTTGGTTAAGGCTCCAGGCGGCCAAGGGCGGCCGCCTGGAGCACAGAACATTAGGTCACAGGCCCGTATTACACAGAGCCGTGAACAATGCCCGTCGCGTCGTTGTAATCGGAGCGGAGCTGCGGCACCATAATGCACATAACCTTGAAGTTAAGCTGCATTCCACCGTGGCTCTCCCACTGGACCGTTGTGAGATCCATGCCGATAACCATACGAGCCACGTCCGAGGTCATTTGCACGAGCAGCAACGTAGTATCGCTGAGGTAGTCGGCCTGTTTCACCGCCGTAATTCCGTCGATAGCGGCCAGGCGCTGGCGCATCGTATTGTCGCCTTTGGACGTGCTGTAATCCTCGTCCATGTACACACTCCAGCCAGGAGAATAGTACAAGGCCCACGGGCCGTAATAGCCCGCGTCGATGCTCTTCTTCCGCATAGCAAGCACCTGAGCCACGGTCGTCGCGTGGTTGTCGCTTGCGGGCGCGGTCAAGGTGTGGGTAAGCCGGTCGGTGAAGTTCGTGTAGCCGTACACCGTTCCGCCTCCGTAGGTGTAGGTATTGACCTCACCGAGGAGCAGCTTTTCGACCTCTTCTGCGACCTTGCGTCCGGCCAACTCAGCGTTGGTCGTGTCCAGGGGGCTTCCACCGTTGCGGCTCGCCATGACCTGACGGGCACTGAACTGAAAGTCCTTATGGACAATCGGCAAGGGCAGCGCGGTCAGCTCGAACTGCGGGCGGTCACTGTCACCTTCGCGGAGACCGTCCATGCTGATACTCGCATCGCCAATGTCACTCATTGCCCCGTGCTCGAGCACAGTCTTCCCGAGTCCGTTCGGGATCACATACTGAAGCCCCGCAGCACGCAAGTCAGCAACTGCAGTCAAGCGCGGCTTGGCGGCCTTGATGATGGCCGTGTCGAGCTGGACCCAGTCATCCTTCCGCAGGGTCGCCACGGCATTGGTCACAAGAGCCTGATAGATCGGTTTCCCGTCCTTGTCCACCCGGCCCGTGTTCACCGTGATGTAGCTCCGCCCGTCCCTGCCCTGATAGGGGCGAAGGGCGTTCGCGTCAAAATTGTTGGCCATCAGGACGCTTGCAACATTGCCCTGAGCCTGGCCGTTCAGGATGAAGTTCATTCCTATTCTCCTTCCATTCGTTCAGTAGCACTATGCTGCCAAACCTCGGTTACAGACCCATGACACGGCACCTAAGCAGCGCTGCCGCTGCCAGAGCACCACCGGAATCTTCCAGGGCCATCAGTCGCCCAACCGCCGCGTTCCCGACCAGGAGCGCAACGTTTTGGATCTCTGGGATCATCACTCCCAAGTTACCAGCGTCGTCACCAGCCAAAGTCAGGTTGATGATCAGCCGGTTGCCAGGCTCAAGGCCGGTCGGTGTGATAGTAAAGTCCAGGTTAGCCATGGTCAAACTGTTGCATGCTTGGGCCGCCGTAGCACATATGTCACTACCCACAAGGCCAGTACCAGCATCGACCCAGACCTCGGCGTCGAGCGAGACTGCCGTAGTGTTTTCATCGGCAACGGTCGTCAGCATGCCCGCTTTGCAGCGAAGGGTAATCGCAGAGCCCGCACGGTACTCAGGCGGGAGCACAAACTCGAACGCACACTTCTCGTCGGTCGCGGCACCACCAAAGTCCACGCCCTGAAGGGTCGGGGCGTCCGTGCCGGGTGTGCCGGTAATCAGGCCCATATCGTCGTTCGCTGCGGCTGCCGGTAGGTCCGTTGCCATCGCATCCCAGACCTTGGCGCTAGTCAACGAAAGCTTGTACTCTGCCGTCGCCGCCGAACTGACCTCAATGAACTTTCCGCTGCCGGAACCCTCGACGTCCAGGTAGTCCCCGACGTCGATGTCCTCACCCAGCTTCACGAGCACATGTACCACGTCTCCCGGGATCGGGTAATACAGGAAGAGGATATCCCCGTCTGCATAGGCGTCGTCAACAGTCTGGCCTTCCAGCGCATTCTCCTTCGCCAGAACGATACCCCGTCCAGCAGCAACGTCCGCTGCCAGCGTTTCGGGGTCCCAGCAACCATCGGCTGCCAACCGTACCGCCTCGCCTGGGCTAATAGCGGCATCCGCCTCGCCTTCGTCATGGTGGCCCTTGCCGCGAAGCACGATTGTATTCAAGTTATCGGCCATCGTCTTTTCTCCTTTTGTCGTTAGCCTTCAGTACCAAAACTCATCACGGGAGGCGTCAAGGGTTGTTCGTCCTCAACGTTCTGGACCGGTCCAGCAAGGGTCGATGCCCCCGCAAACATGGGGATTATATTGCTCTCATTGGCCTGCGGCGCGTTAGCCTCGGCCAGGGCCGCAAGGCCCCGGAGCTCCTGCATGCCTTTCGTGGCAAGAAACTCCTTCGAGAACTGGTTGGCCTTGTTCGCCGTGATCTTGGCAATCAGACCGTCCTTTTGCTCACGGTGAGCCGCCAAGCCGCTCGTAAGCACATCACGGAATTCCAGAGGAGCGTTCCGTACATACTGTTCCATCGTCACGGGCTTTTCCTCGGGAGCGGGCTTTTCCTCGAGTGCAGGTTTCTCCCCGGCCTCGTTCTGCTCGGCCTCGGCCTCTTCTTCGGTGGGCAATATCTTCTCTAACACCGCCGCCTCAAGGGCCGTCAGAGCCTCGCGATCCTCTTCGCTCCACTTCGTCCGCGCGTTCGCGATGAGGGCTTCTATCAGCTTGTCCTTCTCCATCTTGTTTCTCCTTTCGTTCGCTACACTGGGCGTCTCGCCCTCTTTGTCCACACTATTTCCTACGAACGCACCCCCGACGGTGCGGTATTCCGTCACGCGGAGCACCTCTTCGGGCTCCCCGGTGATCTCAACCCCAGTGTCGCTCGAAGAAAAGCCGAGCTTAAACAGCCTCTTTTCGTCCTCGTGTTCGTAGACGAAGAAGCTATCGTACACATCCACAATCCACACGGACGGGGGGTCCTTACCAATTCCTTGACCAAGCTTCTCTACGAGCGCCTTGTGCAGGGCGGAATGGATGTTCGAGTGCGACATCGCATTCCCCACCATGCGCCG